CTCAGCCAGTCAGGCCTGGACGGGATGCACATACTCCGCGAGCCCCGTAAGCCGCACGCAGGTACAACGGAGCATTATGGAAACCCGACCCACGGGATCCACAAAGCGCACCACCGTCCCAAAGGCCACCGAGAAGACATCTTAACGTATTACTATATTCTTGACCTAGGCTGTCTCCATCATCATTAGAGTCATACGCGTTGCTCCAGGATGAAGCTGAATTACTTCCTGTGTCGAGGCCCCATTGCCACATAACACCGCAACAGTCTTCACAACCGATATGCGATACCATGCGACGTCCTGCCGTATCAGAGTGGCCGCCTGTCGTACCAGGGTCAGTACTTCCAGCAATATTAGTACTCTGGTTCGAACCAAGGGAGAAACTCATAAATTCATGCTGCCAAGGTAATCTCTTTTTTACTCTTGCCAAATAATCTACGAATTTATACCAATGGAACTTAGGAGTGCTTGCACCATCTGCAATTACTCCACCATATTCACTAACTAATTCACTACCGTTATAAGATGCAAGATAAATATCTACCCAGATACCCATTCTTTCATCAAATACCATACCTTCACTATCTGCTAAAGGTCTAAAATACAAATCCCAAACAGAGTTAGGAATTATAGCACCTTTAGTATAACCAGTAAGTCTATGATTTGCAATAGTACCAACTGCAGCACAAAGACAATGGAATCCACCAATCTTTCTACTGTTATTAGCAGTATAACCAGAAGGTACAGTAGAGTTTAAGCTTACTACAAAACTAGCTTCAGTACTAGTATTATTGCTTTCTACTGCATATACATATACATCTTTACCAGCTACTTCATTTGCAGTATAAGTATTGGTAATATCAAGAACCGTATCAACAGTAGTCTTATATCTAATAGTACCAACTTTAACTGACATACCAGCTGGAATTGTAATCTGGTATTGAGCAGATGCATGCATAATATAATCGCGGTCAAACGATCTAGAAGATTTACAAAGATTATCCATGCTATTTACAACACGACGAACTGCCGCATCGAAATCTGTTACCTGTTCAGATTCAGTTTCTGGATGCACAGTTTGTTTTACGCCAGTTGCATCTAAAGCTGTTGCTTTTACTTTCAAAGCCAAAACAAACACCTCGTTTCTAAAATTATCTTTAATATAATAAAAGAAAATTATAGTTAAAATTTCTTTTATACTAAAATTAACGAAATTTTCGGCGGCCTTCGCTCTGGGGGCTAAAATCGCCCCCGTTCGAGCTCAGGCAAAACCCGTGGCGCGTATAGCGCCACTTAATGCAGACAAACGCCAAAACTATTAAAGCGGTGGCTTATTCGTCTAAACTAGGACTAATTTAACGGAATTATTCGGCGCCACTGGCTTTAGTGGTACATACTCCGCGAGCCCCGTCACCAGCATGCATATACAACGGATGAGCACCGAAACTCGATCCACGAGATCCACAGACTGCACCATTGGCCCAAGAGGAACCTAATTCACATCTTGTTGTCTTACTACATCCTTGACCTAGGCTATCTCCGTCATCATTAGAGTCATACGCATCGCTCCACGCTGAACTTGAATTACTTCCAGTGTCGAGGCCCCATTGCCACATAACACCACAGCAGTCTTCACATCCAAGGTGGCTTATCATACGGCGGCCAGCGGTGTCACTATGGCCACCGGTCCTACCAGGGTCAGCACTTCCAGCTATATTAGTACTCTGGTTCGAACCAAGGGAGAAACTCATAAATTCATGTTGCCAAGGTAAACGTTTCTTTACCCTGCGGAAATAATCTACGAATTTATACCAATGGAACTTAGGATTACTTGCACCATCTGCAATTACTCCACCATATTCACTTACAAGGTTGCTGCCATTATAAGATGCAAGATAAATATCTACCCAGATATTTTCATATTCATCAAATACCATTCCTTCTGGTTCTGCATTAGGTCTAAAATTAAGATCCCAAACAGATGCTGGAAGAATATCACCAGTTACAGCACCAGACAACTCGTGTCCTGCTATAGTACCAACGGATGCACAGATGCAATGGAATCCACCAATCTTTCTACTGTTATTAGCAGTATAACCAGAAGGTACAGTAGAGTTTAAAGATACCACAAAGTTAATACTATGATTATTACCTGTAGTAGCATATAAATAAACATCTTTACCTGCTCTATTAGCAACAGTTATAGAGTTATTAATATTAATCACAGTATCTGAAGAAGAGAAATAATATTCATCACCAATCAATACACGCATTCCAGCTGGAATGGTTAAAGTGGTTCCAGATGCGGTCATTATATAACGACGTGCATAAGTATGTGCAGGGTCGTATGCAACATTAAAGCTGCTTATACCGCCCAGACTATTAATAATTTCTTTAACAGCAGATTCAAAATCTACTACACCAGATGAATTTGTCGTTGGATATACAACTTCTCTAGTGCCAGCAGAATTAACCACTGTTGCTTTTACAACTCTAGCCAAGATTAAACACCTCGCTTATTTTATTCGAAAAAGAATTAAAGCTTGTCAACAATAGCCTGTACTTCAGCTACAGTGAAGCCCAACTTAAACAGTTTGCAAGTTGGATTATCACGCAGCTCATACTGAGTAAAGGTATCCTCATCATTTTCGTTCTTGCCAACTACTACCTTATGGGTCTCATCCTCAATACCTGCTTCAGCAGAAGGAAGGTCCTTTACAAAGAACCAGCCCTTAACAGAATCCAGAAGATTCTGAAACTCATGCTTTACCTTAGCCTTACCTTCAGCAGTATCAGTGAAGTTAGCCAATACGAATTCATAATCAAACTTAGTGTTAAGATTTTTAGGAAAACCGCGCATATTGCGTTACCACCTTTCATATTAAATCATTATTTATAGTAAAATATGGGGACTTCCCATAATATTACCCATTACAATAAAGTTCAAAGATATTAAGAAAGACTTAATGTCTCTTGGTATCTAGTGTATTCCCAAGTAGTTATACCATTACCCAACTTAGCTTTATTAGTATCAGTTTCAATCGCAACTCTATTATCCTTTACAACAGGATTCGCATTAACAAAGTTAGCAGCGGTATCAAATATAAACAACTTAGCTGGAATTCTATCATAGCTATCAGATACAGGAAGTTGTGAGAATGGAGTAGTTCCATCACCTATTCTTAATGAATAACTATGACCAAGTTCTACATATACTACACCATCTTCTAATACTGGGTTAGCAATACTAGTCTCATCATTAGATTCAGGCATAACAGTAATACCATTTTCATCAGTATACCCATCAAAAACAAAAGTATTACCTTGGTCATCTTCCATCTGTAAACTTGCTTCATCAAGATTCATGAAGGTAGTTTTACCATCACCCACCTTAGATATAATGGTAGTTTCAATTACAATACAGAGTTGACCATCCGCTAATACAGGATTTACAGTAGTCAAATTCTCTAATGAATCCATAATTGGAATACTAGAAGCACCAGCAGTTGCAACTCCAACTAAATTTGGTTTATAAGATAAAGTATTGTATGGTGTCTGACCATTACCAACTTTATACTTTCTAGTATCTAATTCAACTACAGTCTGCCCAATAGCAGGTGTAATATTATAAAGAGATAATAAAGTAGAATAATCTCCTATACATCTAACCGTGGTATCAGCTTGCCCTGCTACTTGTTTTGCATATCTTATATACCCCAAAGAAGTATATGGAAGAATGCCGTTACCACTTCTAATGCGTTCTGTATCAGTTTCAATAATAAAAGTATTATTAGGTACAACTGGATTAGCATTATTAAGATTTGAAGAGGTATCCATTAAAATATATAACTCTGCTTCGTTATTACCTAAAGAAGCATATGGAAGTAAAGACCATTCGGTCTCACCATCACCAAATTTAGTTTTAAAAGTATCAGACTCAATACCGATCTGACCTTCTTCTAGAACTGGATTTTCTGTTAAAAGTACGTCTGCTGTTTTATAGTAAGCGGTACCTAAATTAGCAGGACCACCTAATGAATTTATTACTGCTTGTATTGCAGTAGATAAATCAGTTATAGCACCAGACTTTGTCTGAGGATTAATATCCTCAAGTTGACCATTTCTAACAACTTTAAGTTGTGTTACAAGTGCAGTCAATGTCAACACCTCACATTATTTATTTTTGGTAATTCAATAAACTATAAACTGTACTACCATCACCTATCTTAGTTCTACCTGTATCAGACTCTATTGCAAGCTGACCATCTTCTAGAACTGGATTAGTAGTATGCAGTTCTCTTCTTGTTAAATAAATATTTGGTTTCTTAACGAATCCTTGAGTCTCACATACATCGTTGAATACATCTTCAGTGCATTCATCAAAACCATCTATTGCATTAGCTGTAGTTTTGAGATTTATATCATCGTATGTTTGATTCGCAGATACCCTTTTAATTTGATAAATAGCCATATATTTACCACCTCAATATACCTGTTAATTATATAGAAGTCCATACGAAATAAAATATAGAGAGATACGACCTCATAGTGTCATATCTCTCTATCATTAATTAACCGTAAATATTATTCATATAAGGCAAATCAGCATATATACTAGTTCCATCACCAAGTTTAACTTCAGCTGTATCTAGTTCTACACCAAGAGAATCTTTAGGCATAATAGGTTGGTTATTATCAAACTCTTCAGCATTGTCAAACAGTACAATCTTATTGTTAATATTAGTGATTGGTTCAAACTTATTTAAGTTCTCATAGCTATTAACACCGTCTGCTATCTTAGTTATATATGAATGAGAATTTTCTATAGATAACTCATCTTCAAGTAAGTAAGGATTATCAATAGCCAAAGCATCATTTACCTCTGGTAATACAGATTCTTCATTGGAATCATCTACTAAATCATCCAAAGCATATTCTCCTTCATCATCAGCCAAAACTAAACCAAGAGATTGCAAACCTCTATATCTGCTATAGCCATTACCCAGTTTAATATTATATGTCTGATTGGAAGCAACTACAATATGGTTCTCTGGGAGAACTGTATTCTTAGAAAGTATTGATTCTTCAGTATCTTTTATTACCGGAGTCATTTCAATCTTAATATCATTATCACTTTCATCTATTAATGAAAGTAGCTCTAATTCATTATCGTTAGAATCAGTAAATCTTAAGTTAGCATCGGTTAATGAACCTAGTGAGCTAACACCATTCCCTAAAACAGTATCTCCAGTAACAACCCCAGCATCCATCTTAATACACAATTCATTTTCATCAATAACTGTAGTATTATCGATACCAACATCAGTTATGTGCATAGCATCAGTATCACCGTATGGTAATTCTTTATATACAGTTTCTCCATCGCCAGTTTTAAATTTAGATGTATTAATTTCTAATACAATCTGCTTATTAAATGGAATAAAAGATGACTTTTCAAGAGTAGTACTATACTCTATGACAGCTGGGTTATCATAATACTTGAAAGTACTATCTACTGCAGTAATATCGAGATATTTCAAATCATTATACTTAGTAATACCATTACCAAGTTTAACTCTCTTA